AAAGCCGGAAGCAAACAGGCCGCACCGCTATCCGGGCGAATTAGGGAGGAAACGACGGGAAACGGATTTAATGAGTTTTACGACGATTATGAGGTAGCAAGAGAAAATAACAATAATCCGGGGCCTATGGAGTACCGCGCCTATTTTTACGCATGGGTGCAGATGCCGGAATATACGCTATCCGGCACAATCGATGAATATGAGCCTATTGAGCTTGAAGTTAAGGAAATAGCAAAAGACCTCTATAATATCGACGTTACCGACGGGCAACTTCTTTGGAGGCGTTGGAAAAGGAAGGATTTGATGCGAAAATCGGACGGCGTGGGGTTATCAGGCGACCAACTCTTTAAACAGGAATACCCATTAACCATAACCGAGGCGTTCCAAAGCGGTGCCGGAAATGTATTTGATGCCTCAATAATCGATGCAACAACCCCCCCGGAGCAAATAGAAAAAGATATGGTTTTGGCCTCACTCAATAACTTGCCTCTTGATGAAACCGACAAAGCCAAGGTAATTGAAGCGGTCAACTATTTATACACAAATGAGGCGAAATTCTATCGTATTCCGGAACTCAACCGCAAATATACCATAGGCGTTGACCCTTCCGATGGGGAAGGAAGCGATTTTGGCGCCGTTTCGGTTTGGGTCAAAAACAAGAACGCCGAGGATAAAAAAATCAAGGTTGCAGAATACTACGGAAAGCGCAGGCCCGATGATTTGGCCTATCTTGCGGTGCAATTCGGGTATCTCTACAATCACGCATTTATCGGTGTTGAAAATAACATGCTTACCTGTATTTTGGAGCTTTCCAAGATTTATGATAATTATTACTCCTATGTCGAAATCGATAAAAGAACCGAAAAGAGGACTAAAAAGCTAGGTTGGAATACAAACTCAAAGACCCGCGACGTTATGATTGATGATTATATTAAATTGCATGAGGAAGGGGAATTGGAGGGCCTTACAAAACGCACCCTATCCGAAATGAAAACCTTTGTCAAAAAAGAAAATGGGAAAAGGGAGCATGCAGATGGTAAATTCGATGATATGCTCTTTGCCGATTTTATTGCTATTCAAATGCAAAAGTATAATGACCCGATGGCAAGGGTATTTGCAGAGAAACCTTTTTAGACTACAATAATATTATGCCCGAAAGATGCGAGCTTCTTATTAGAGCAAGAGCATTGGCCGCGAAGCGAGGATTGGATAATTCGCAGATTAATTGCCCCATTATTTCGATATGCTCCGGGGAAAGATGCGTTTATATTAATCCGGAAACTGCCGCTACTTCCGAGCGTGGCAAGGCCCAAATACACAAATTTAATGATAGACTGCATGCGTGGGCAGGACTTAATGGAAAACAAGTTGCGGAAGTTGCAAAATAAAATGATATACTTTTAATTGATATGCCCGACGAATTAAGCAAAGTACAACCGGCAAAAACGGAAACCAATTTGGAAAATCAAACAGGTAGCGACACTCCTGCTCCGGCAATTACTAAAACATTCCCCTACGCAGGCCACGAAGCAAGAATTAAGGACTATGAATATTTCAATAAATTATTCATGGGCGACCATTACAGCGCTTTCAATATCCGCATCGATGACGAAAATTATACAAAGGCATATCAAAAATTGCGCTATTTGAAGGCCAATTTTGCAGGTTTAATCAGTAAAGTTGTAGCAGATATGCTTTTTGGCGAGCCGGTCGTCGTTAAATGCCCAAACGGCGACCAAGATTGGGTTGATGAATTTTGGAAAGCCAACAAAATGGATACCCAACTCTATGAGAGCGCTCTATCAAACTCCGCAAACGGAGATGCTCTTTTCAAACTTCGTATAGGGAAAATCGACCCGGCAGATGAGGATACATCGGTTATCGTCGAAGATGTTGTACCTAAAATTTACTTCCCCGAAACCAACGGCTTCAATGTGCGACAAAAACCAAGCGTGCAAAAATTGGCTTGGACTTTCAGAATTGGCGACGATATTTATTTAAGAGAAGAAATCCACGAACCCGGAGTTATCCGCAATAAAGTTTATAAAATGATGGGCAATAGAATTATGAATGAGGTAGGACTTGGTGTTTTAGGCTTAATTGAGGGTTTAAAAGAGGAGGAACTTGTTGACATCAATCAATCGTTATTAATCCACGTTCCAAATTGGAAATCAAACGACCGCTTCTTTGGAATTAGCGATTATTACGACCTCGATAGCTTGTTTTACGCGCTCAATAACAGAATTAGTAAAATCGATAATATTTTGGATAAGCATAGCGACCCCATCCTCATGGTTCCGCCCGGAGTTTTAGATGAAAAAGGGCATGTCAAGAAAAAGGCGCTTGGAGTAATCGAATTTAAAGATGGGGAAAACGGAAAGCCGGAATATATCGTTTGGGATGCCTCACTCGAAAATGCGTTTAAGGAAATAGAAAAAATCGTCGAGTTTTTAATGATGGTAGGTGAAATCTCCCCGGATGCTTTCGGAATGGGCAAAGGGCAAAGCGATAGTGGTCGGGCCTTGAAGTTTAAATTAATGCGCACAATCGCAAAAGTGGCCCGCAAGAAACTTTATTACAATGAAGCAATAAAGCAATTCATGTACACCGCCCAACTTCTCGCCAAGGCATACGACGTTGGCATTAATGGGGTCAAATTAACAAAAGAACCGGCGGAAGTTGAGATTGACTGGTCGGATGGTTTGCCGACAGATATGACCGAGCAAATCGACAATGAAACCAAACTTGTTGATGCCGGACTTACCGACAAAAAGAGTTCGATAATGAGAATATTCGGAGTTTCCGAGGCCGACGCCGAAAAAATGATGAAAGAGGAGCAGGCGGAAAATAAAATCGCTATGGATGCTATGAGTACCACCCCTACAATGGGTAAAGATGGCAAACCGATGCCCGATAAAAACATGCCCATGAATGGCGGAGATAAAGGGGGCAACCCACCCGCAAAATAGTGTAAAATGACTTTATGTATCCGCTTAAAGTCGAAATCAACGAAAACAATATTCTCAAATTTCAGGCCACACTCAAAAAAGCCTATCAGGCTATTTTAGAGGAGATAAATACCGCGACCGACTTCGGAGTTGCCAACAGAAAAATAATACTGGCCCAAATCGAACAGATATTGATCGATACTGGCGCCGATGTGCAGGCATTTTTGGAGAAGGAAATCCCTAAATATTATAAAACCGGCTTCAACGATGCAGATAAACAGCTTAACAATATTCAGGGTGTTGATACCCTCGCCACCGGGTTTAACCGGATACATAAAGACGCGGTAGCTTCACTTGTCGATGATGCCTCGGCCGCTTTTGCCGAGAGTTTGACCGGCATAAATAGAAGCGCGCGCTTGCTTTTGGGTAAGGCCACCCGCGACCTACTCACTCAAAAGATGGCAGAAGGCACAATCGGGGGTAAAGCCCTGCGTGAGGTGCGAAACTCGCTTAAAGGCATATTGCAGGAGCAAGGGCTTGATAGTTTGGTCGATAAAGGCGGTCATTCTTGGACTTTGGATAGATATAGCGAAATGTTATTTAGAACCAAGGCGGTTGAGGCCAGAAATAGGGGTTTAGCAAATAGCATGGCCCAAAACGATTTTGATTTGGTTCAGGTATC